ATACTTAGTGCCATCAAACCCATTATCTAATATACTATTTATCATAGTCAACACAGTTAAAGTAATTCCAAGCTTGCCCCATATATTACCAACTATCTGTTTCATCAATCCAGCTGACTTGGGATTGACTGCCAATTCACCTATTTTAGGAGCACTGCCACGCAGAATGCCCTTGCCTGCTTTGCCTATATAAATTTTACTGAAATGCAAAGCCTCTAGTAATGTGTTAAGAGCTTTATTAGTTGATAACTTAAGAGCAAATCCTCCGCCTAATCCGCCTGCACCAAGAGCACCAAAGCTTATAGCTGTTGCCTGCTCCTGCGGTGTTGCCATGATTGTAGCTCTCCCAAATAAACTCTTGTCAACACCAAATCTATCTACAACCTGGTCTCCTGCAGTTTCGCTTGTAGGGGGCTTTACTTGCCCTGTAAGAGGCGTTTCCTGTTCAGGAGGGGGAAAAGTATCAGGTAGGCTAGCACCTTGATTTAAACTCTCGCTTGTGCGCCCTTCAACTGAGGAAAGTCTCCTTATCTTCTCAAGAATAGCCTCTGCATCTACTTCTTCAGAAATTCCCAACTGGGCTTTTTGCTCAGGAGTAAGCTGCCTTATGTCCTGAGGAGCTGTTCCACCAGCCACATCTTGCACTATACCTTTTTTGCTTACTGAAATTGGACGTATAGGCTCCTGCTCAAAAAATGATGTAGGGCCTGTTTCTTTTCCTCTTACACCGCCAAAAGTGGGCTCGCTAGGCGTAATTCCAACTATCTCTTTCTTCTGTTTCTTTATTGGCTGTGTTGGAAATCCTTTTGCCATTATTGTCTGCCTTCCATCTCTGCAGTCATATCATTTGGCTCTGCTGCGTTCTTCATCTCTTCCACACTCACCTCACTTATAGCCTCGCTCTGCAATCTTGCAGGGAATTCCAGCTTGATAATAATATTTAACTGGTTTCTGCAATTCTCTTCTATGTAAAGCTGCTCTTCCTCTATCCTCTGCTGAAAGCTCAAGTAAGCTATCTTGGCACTGGCTTCAGTCAATGCCTTTGAACTTCCCACAACAATGTCAGGAACACCGCAGGCCTGAAAGAAATACTGATTAAGCGCATCTATCCACACTAAAGGCGTCTGTATGGGAGCCTGTGATATCTCAACCTTAACAGTGTCCATAGGGACATACATATTCTCGCCCTTTGCCCTTGCCGTATCTGCCTTTGCCTTGTATGCATTAATCTTTGCGGTATCATCTGTATCAAGGTAATGTATCCATACCGGATCTACATTTCTGTGCAAAACTCTTTTCCAATCATTCATGGCTTCATTGCGCATTAAGATTATGGATTCAACAGCCTTAATAATCCCCTCGCCATGCATCTCATCACCTAACCTATTTCTTGATAAATGGAATATTTCCTCAGGCTGGAATATTATATTCTTATTGCCTTTAACTCTTGATAGCTGCTCATATCTCTTTATTCTGCCTTTTTTATCAACCACGTGCATTATGACACTTGGACTTAATGGCTTTAAGTTAATCAGATTTCCTTCTTCATCTCTTATGATTTCAGCATAAGCATCTCCCCCAATATGATAAATCCTTATCATATTCGACATAATCGAATTAAAGGTATCTTTGCCCCAGCCTGTTATCATATCTAAAATCAATGTAGTTTCCGGATCTGCAATATATCCCTTTCCAATGCTCCACGCAGCTATGGCATCTATCGCTGCGTTAAGTTCCGGTATCTGCTTATAATAACCAAGCCACGTGCTCCAATAAGAATTAAACCATGTTGTTTCTTCCTGGTCGCCCGGTGAATCCAGCTGCACTGCACTTACTTTATAAGTTTTATCAACTGTGACATCTGCCTGGCTTGAGAATGCTGTAGTTAAGTCACTTGCGACGGCACTAGAAATATTCATATCAACCATAGCTACTTATTAAATACTAACTTATATTTAAATGTTTCAAATTTCAACCTCTAGTTTAAAAGGAAGAAAGATAAGCAGATTTGTATCTGTTGTGCTGCTAAAAGTCGGAAGGGTAGCGTCATCGTCCCTGTTCATCGGGTCAATGCCCAAGCCGAAATAAGCATCCTGCGCTAATCCTGTTGTTGTCCTAGTCCACATAATAACGTTCAGCCTTAGCTTTTCATTTCTTTTAAATATCCTATTCACGTTCAGGCCTATAGACATAATATTATCATAGATTGTTGAATTTCCTGTGGTAACTGCCCCCACTTCCATTGTCATACCTGATTTCAAAAATGTTTCTGTCCCTGCGCTGTTGACATGATACAAGGTAGCAACTGCGGCAGCAAATGCAGTGCTTCCACCAGTAACCATTCTCATTCCCACAGGAAGATTACAGATTACCATGCCTGAAATAGTGCGGGTAGTGTTAAACTTCAAATCAAAATCCAGATCCCAGCCAGGGACAACCTGCCAGTTGCTCGTTGTTCCAGCTGAATAATATATGCTATGGGTGATCTTATCAGAATAAAAAGTAAATGGAAGAAGTATCATGCCCGACGTAACTGCTCCCGATGCATGGAGAGGATGTATGCCATGCTGTCCACCATAATAAGTTTGTATACCTGTTCCTGAGGCGATGTCAGAAAAAGCATAAGAAGACAAGGTTTCCTGTCCTGAAAACTTCAAAGGCGGAATGCTCATTTAATCACTTCCGATAAAGCTCTGCGTTTTATCTTCCTTTAATATATCAACACATCTAAGAACTGCATTGTTAAGAAACACCATCTTATTTTCCGCTGCAATCCTTGAACTAAAGCCCGCCATGTCATAAGCAATTACATTCATCGCAGCATAAGAGCTAGCAAGTTCCTGCAATATCTTCTTTTTGTCTGCTGCCAAGGATGAATATACAGCAACCCAATCATACCTAGTTAATGCATTAATATAACTTTCTGCCTCTGATATCCAAAGATCAATCTTAGCATCAGAGCCAACCATAGCGTTTGCATCTCCGCTGTCAAAATCAGAGCTTCTGCCAGTTCCAACCTTAGCTAAAACCATTCCAGAAGTGCATAATGTCACATTTACCATTTCTTGTTTATCCTCATTCTACTTGTTAAAATATTAATTGAAGATTTTAACTCTGTTAAAATCTTATACAATGCAACGGTGTCATCTGTCACGGCAAGAACCAAATCTTTGTTATTTTCATCCTTGATAGTTAAAGAGGCCATAAAAGTGCTAATATATGTAAATATTTAAACTTTTGTCTTTTGAACTCCATGCTGCACGCACAAGTCCATCTGCAATATGTGTATAGTTTCCAAAGTATTTAACTCCCTTATCTGTAATCTCAAACTGCACTGACTTCAAGCTCTGGAATATTTCAGGATCATCCAAAAGCCTTATTTTATCCTGTTCCATAAGCATAACCAGATTGTTGTAAATATCTTCCTTTAACAATCTTTTCTTTCTAAGCTCATCTTTATCTAAAGGCCTTGTGGAATTGTTAATTGCTACTGTCTTACGTCTTGTCTGTTCATTGGCGAGCAGCATATCAAAGACACCCACACCCATTCCGCCATCATCTATAAATATCTGCTTGAAGTCATAAATCCTGTCCAGCTGCAGTATCCGGTTAAACGTATCAGTGAGCAAAGTTCTCTTAGTTATCTGATTTTCCACATGAACAAGCATCTCTTTATTTGTCCTGTCAATAATCTCAAAAGTGGTTTCGTCCTCTCCCATACGCGCAATGTCAACACCAAGATAAAACCTATTTTCCCTGTTCACAATTCCAGGACGCTTTAGCTGCATGCACCTTTTTATTGCCTCATCGCTGAACACCTGCCTGAGCTCATTCATGAATCTACCGAGATATTCCTGGGCAAAAACTAAAGATGTTTTATTATTTCTTTCATATTCCAGTTTCTTAAGTGCATCATCCCTCTGCATTTCTGTCCACGTTGCGCTTATTTTCCTTTCCCTAATTACTTCCTCGGTGCTCCTGTGAAATGTTATGAAGTTCCTGGTATCCATGCAGCAATTATAGAAATATCCAGAATTCCCGTGCGGTGTTGAAAATAATCTCTGCTTTCCGCCTGTCATTATCAGCATGGGCGTTACAGCGTTCCACACATCCTCAGGAATAAAGTGGGCTTCATCAGCATAAAGCCTGTCTATCGTGTATCCCCTTATGCCATGCCCATCCAATCCTGTAGGCAAGCATAATATAACACTTCCGTTTTTAAGCTTAACCTTTGAGAGCGTGGGCCTGTCAGCTCCCTGCTTGATAAATTTCTTATATTTCAAAAATAAATAATTCAATGTTTTCTGATAAAGCTCATATGCCTGCCTTTCCACGCTTGATATCATCAGCACCTGCTTATTCCCATTGTGCACTGCATACTCGGCCGCATCTATTGCCATCACTGTGCTCTTGCCTATCTGCCTTCCGCTAACAAGGCACACATCACCGGGCTCATCCAAGATTTCCTTCTGCCACTCGTCAAGCTCTAGGTCCATGGGTGAGGTGAGGGGGCGCATCTATTTAAAATTTTCTAAAACTTTCTCTGAAGTCTCACCCGAAACCTAAAGGCAAAACGTCAAGACTCATATGGGAGAACGTTGTATACCGTGCCAAACGGAGCTCATATTAGCCTCTATTCCCTCTATACTGCCCATAACGTTCTCTAATTAAGTATACTCTCCCTTACTTATACTTCCTATACACCTTTATTTCTAACACCTTCAACAACTACGAACTGCAAGAATAGACATACGCCTACCCAAACCGCTACTTCTTGTCATTCGGTATAACGAACAAAGAAACCATGCGCGAACTGCAAACGTGTGCGGTTGGGGGGCGGGGGGGGGACAACCGCACACGTGTTTTAGCTTTACTTTATGTGTTTATTTTGGTTATAATGCGTTTTTGGAGTTTCAAGCTAACCTTCTCAACTCAAAGGCAAACGTGCGCTACAGGGCAAGCAAACAGCCTTATAATCTACATTTAAGCGCAGTCACCTCTGCTAGGAAGCTCATGCATATTACGTAGTAATATGCATGGGGGCGAGCGAAGCGAGCTGGGACAAGCTTAAATGTATGCAAAATCTAATTTATAAATAAAGAGATAACCCAGCCAATAAAGGTAAGGATAACATAAAGGATTAATAAAGCCTTTCCAACATCCAAAAACCATATCAGCTTACGTTCCAATTCCTTGCTCATTTGCGTTTTAACCTCTCTTCCCACATTTTCTTATAACTCTTAATTATTATTTTCATATCTAAGTCATTAAGCTTTATATTCTGAGCCATACAAGCAGGACAATAGAACATAAGTATCTCTTTTCCTTTGTATTTTCCTATAGTCTTCATGTAAAACCATAGCTCGTGCTTGCATTGTTTGTTTCTAGGATGCCATTTTAATTTATTTTTATGCTTATTCATGTTCTTTTTGTATTATACGCACGTTTGGGAAAAAATCGAGAGATGATAAACTCAAAAAACCCAAACGTGCTTTGTACAGCATTTACTTCGGCCTCACATAAATAACCCATCTCTTCTTCCTGCCTATCATCTCCTCCGCTCCCTGTATCACGCATGCTTTCCCTATCCATCCCTTGCTGTCTTCCCCATAATCTGATATCAATAGTTTCCTGCTTGTGTTGTTTAGGTTTACTATGCGCTCACCTATTTCTTTTATCTCTATCCTTATGCTAAATTTATCCCTTCCGAACTTGTTTTCCTCTGCACTCTGGAACACTCCCTCATCCATGAACGTTCCTTTAAGCGTGTCCTTGTCCTTAAAGTCATCTTCACTCAACCATGTTGCACTTACTGGCACTTTAACCATTTCATTTCCTCCTATCCATTCTATTTGATATACCTTACCTGTGCTCATGAGCATATGCTCTACCTTGAGCTTAGGGTATTCTATAGTTTCTATTATGTAGTATTGCACCATATTTCTGTCCTATAGGTATAGCACACCACACCTAGTGCTCACCTCACCTCACTCTACTTGGTAAATAATAATATTACGGATTATTCGCTTCGCTCATAATCCTACCTGACTCTCCTGGTGTTCCCCTATTCTCTTCTCTCTCAGTCTCTTCTCTTATTTTCCTGTCTTCATTGATGCCGAAAGCCTGTTCCCTGCATTCTTTACAGACTTTTCTTGTGTTCTTGTCTCCGACTTCCCTTTTGCATATATGGCACTTTGTCATTTTCCTTGCTCCTTTAATTCTTTTATTCTATTATCTATAAATTTATGTAAAGGTCCATTTTCGAAGTGGTCTTTAACTTCTTTTAAAAACTTTAACTCATCTTCACGTTGTTTTTTATTTATTTGATTTAATCTATTCCATTCTTTAATATACCCTTCTTTTAATTTTAGATGTTCTTCATCTCGGAGTTTTAGAGTTATTTTTATAAGTGCCTTTAACATATGATGTGCCATATCAAATTGCATACGAAATCCTTCATTATTATATTCTTTCAAAACTTTCTCTATTATTTTATTGTCTTGTTTCATCCCTGCGCTATCTCCTTCA